CTACACTTATCCACAAGCCCGCCTATGTCAGGCGGCTATCACCCCTGGTCAAAATTCAACGCGCACAGGTGGTCAAATTTAAACGCGCACCGACAGCCACAACCACAACGAGACGCAGACCGTCACCAACCAGCCTAATCAGCAGATGTAGCCATGATCAACGACCAACCACTGACCATTCTGATCGATGGCCAGGCGATTCCGCTCGGCCTGGCATCGGACAACCCGCTGGTGCGCGCCGTCATCATCAGCCTCTTCACTTGGCGTCGTGCGAATCCGGACGACACGCTTCCCGGCAAAGAGCGCATGGGCTGGTGGGGCGACAGCTACCCGACGGTGCCGAACGACAAGATCGGCAGTCGTCTCTGGCTGCTGTCCCGAGAAAAGCTGATACCGAGCACCATCCAGCGCGCCCGGCGATATGCCGAAGAGGCGGTCGCCTGGCTGGTCAAGGACGGCGTCGCTGCCCGGGTCGAAGTCGAGGCCGAGCGGCAAGGGTTGTCCACGCTGGCCCTCGGCGTGCGCGTGTTCAAGTCCGACGGCAAGCCGATGGACATCCGTTTTCCTGATGCCTGGAGTTTCCTGCAATGAGTTTTTCCCGCCCGACCCTTGCCGAGCTGGTCCAGCGCACGCGCAACGACACGCTCTCGCGTCTCACCACCGACGAAGCGCTACGGCGTGCCGATGCCGAGGTCTATGCCCGGGTCTTTTCCGGCGTCGCCCACGGCCTGTACGGTTTCATCGATTGGGTGTCGCGCCAGATCCTGCCCGACACTTCAGACCTCGAAATTCTGATCCGCCAGGCCAGCATCTGGGGCATTGAACGCAAGCCGGCCGCCGTGGCGACCGGGTCGGTCACATTCACGGTGCAAGCCGGCGCCGTCATCCAGTCCGGCACGCTACTGCAGGCGCTCGATGGCCAGCAATACGCGACCACCGCCGATGCGGTGGTGGCTGCGCCGACTGCTACAGCGCCGGTCGAAGCCGTCGAGCCGGGTGCTGCAGGTAATCGTGCCGCTGGTGAGAACATGACCCTGGTGTCGCCGGTTGTCGGCGTCCAGTCCGTTGCGGTGGCCGGAGAAATGTCCGGCGGTGCGGACCTGGAAAGCGAAGACGACCTGCGTGCCCGCCTGATCGCCCGGATTCAGCAGCCGCCGCACGGTGGCTGTGCCTATGACTACGAGGCTTGGTCGCTCGAGGTCGAGGGCGTCACGCGGGCCTGGGTGTCACCGCAGGAACTCGGCCTCGGCACCGTCACCGTTCGCTTCGTGCGCGACAACGACGGTACCGGCTCGGCCATCATCCCGGCCGCCGCCGAGGTTGCCGCGGTGCAGGCCTACATCGATGCCCGCCGGCCAGTGACGGCGCAGGTGACGGTGGTCGCGCCGACTGCCGTGCCGCTGAACTTCCAGATCCAGGGGCTGACCCCGAACAACGCCACCGTGCAGGCCGCTGTCCAGGCCGAGCTGCAGGATCTTCTCCTGCGCGAGGCCGTGCCCGGCAGCACGATCCTGCTCTCGCACATCCGCGCGGCGATCTCGGCTGCAGCCGGTGAGACCGACTATGTGCTTCTTTCGCCCTCGGCGAATGTGGCGAACACGACCGGCAACATGAGCACCATGGGGACGATCACATGGTTCTGACCGAAACCGACTACCTAAGGCAGCTGCAGGCGCTTTTGCCGCCAGGTCCGGCCTGGCCGAAGGACGACGAGGCCATGCTGACCCGGATACTTGGTGCCCTGGCTGCCGAGCTGGCCCGGGTTGATGGCCGTGCCTGGATTCTTCTTGAAGAAGCCGATCCGCGCACTGTTGCCGAGCTGTTTGTAGATTGGGAGCGCGTTGCCGGTCTTCCTGATGCTTGCGCCGTCGCTTTTGGTGGCGACCAGACCTTTGCCCAGCGCCGAGCAGCTCTGCTAGGTCGTCTGACAACGCTCGGTGGCCAGTCGCCGGCTTACTTTGTCGGCCTCGCCGCCGCCCTTGGCTATGCCATCACGATCACAGAGTTCAAAGAGCACACCGTCACTGATGATGTTGCGTGCTCGCTCTACGGTCAGGCTTGGAACTTCGCCTGGCAGGTGAATGCTTCGCTCAACACGATTGCCGAGATCACCGTCGATAGCACTGCCGATGAACCGCTTGCAGCCTGGGGAAATTCCCTTCTCGAGTGCGTCATCAACCGGCTGAGGCCGGCCCATACCACCGTTTTGTTCAGTTACACCTAAGGAGAAAAAATGGATCGCGCATTTTCGTCGGGCGCTTATGGTAGTGCCCCCTCTGCGCCGGCCAGTCCGTCGATCGGGTATCCGACTGCCGGCAATCCCGGCACCGGGACTCCGGCAACCAAGCCGGGACCATATTGGTACCACATGATTACAGAAGAGCTTCGTGCGGTGATTGTTGCTGCAGGGCTTACTCCAGACCAGACGCAGCTGGATCAGCTATTGAAGGCAATTACCAAGGTAAAGGGTGTTCAGCGGTTCACGTCTAACGGCAGCTTTACCGTGCCAGCTGGTGTAACAGCGATCTACGTTTCAGGCTGCGCTGGTGGTGGCGGCGGCGGCGGTGGTGGTGGAACCACTACATCATCTGGAGGGGGGGCCGGTGCGGGTGGATCGTCAGGGCAATCTCTTTTCCGGCAATCGTATTCCGTAACTCCAGGGCAAGTCATTTCAATAACTATCGGCGGTGGCGGTGCCGGTGGGCCTGGCGGTGGTGCCGGCAGCAACGGAACGGCCGGTACGGCAGGTGGCAATACCGTAATTGGTGCTCTTGCGACGCTGACGGGTGGTGGTGGTGGTGGTGCCGGCGGTGGTAGTGCCGGCTCGATTGCGGCCGGTGGAGCGCCTAACGTTACTGGGGCTCAGCCAGGAGGCGGCGGTGGCGACGGTGGTGCCGGTGGGGTCGGCGGTGCCGGTGGGAACTCTCCATTTGCTGGCTGCGGTTATGGCGGTCGTGCCGGGTCAGGCGGTGGTATAGCTGGGGCGGCGGCAACTGGATATGGTTCTGGCGGCGGTGGTGGCGGCAGCGCTTATCAGTTATCAGGCGGTGGTGCGGCGGGTGGCAATGGCGCTGCCGGCATTGTCATTATCGAGTGGTAAGGGGAAAACATGAGCAAGTTCGCATACTTCAACCCGCACGACGGGCGAGTCCTGCAATGGATCGACACCGAAGCGATGGCCTACAACCTACCGGATGCATCGATGCTGCACGGCTGCTCAGATGCCGAGTGGGAACTTCGGCATCTGGGCGAAATGATGGTCAAGAACGGTGCTGTCGTTCCATATGTCGCACCGGCTCCAGACCTCCTACAGGTCAAGTCGGCCAAGTGGGAAATCATCAAGATCGAACGCGACCGTCGCACCGATCAGGGTGGCTACAAGGTCGGCACAAAGTGGTTCCACTCCGACCATAAAAGCCGTAGCCAGCAGCTCGGCCTCGTGCTGCTCGGGGCAAGCATTCCGGCCAATCTCCAGTGGAAGACCATGGACGGCTCCTTCGTCACCATGACGCAGACGCTGGCCCAGCAGATTCTCGCAGCCGGGGCCGCCAGCGATCAGGCGATATTCTCCGCTGCCGAGACCCACAAGGCGGCCATGGAAGCCAGCGACGACCCGGCGTCCTACGACTTCTCCACCGGCTGGCCCAAGGTCTTCGGGGAGTAAGCCATGGACAGCATCCGCCTGCTGTTCTCAACCTCTCACCATCCGATGAGCGCGGTGATCCGGGGCTGCACCTGGTCGAAGTGGTCCCACGTTGCCCTGGTCGCCGGTCCCTGCGCCATCGAGGCGGTGACGACCGGCGTGCGCAAGGTGCCGGTGCTCGAGGCCATGGACCGTGCCAAGCGGGCCGCAGTCGTCGAGCTGCCGTGCCGGGATCCGCGTGCGGTGATCGCCGCCGCCGAGTCCCAGCTCGGCAAGCCCTATGACTTCACCGCCATCGTCGGCCTCGGCTTGCACCGGGATTGGCAGCGGGAGGATCGCTGGTTCTGCTCCGAGCTGGTGGCCTGGGCCTTCGAGAAGGCCGGCGAGCCGCTGTTCCGGGCTGAAGTCCTGCGCAGGGTGACGCCGCAGCACCTCTGGATGCTGGCCCCAGCTCCTGAGCCGCCACCGCAGGATCTGAAGTTCTTCACCGACCTGGAAGGCCGCCCCGCGCGGCCTTCTTCTTTTTAGGCAGCCGACCCGAAGGGAGAAAACAAGAATGGCTGAACCCTCGACCTCCGCAGGCGTGAGCCTGACGGTGATTTTCGTGGCACTGCTCGGGCCGATGGCCGGGCCGTATGCCCTGATCGCTTTCGCTGCCCTCGCTGGGGCCATGTGGCCGCTCTCGGCCAGTACCACGGCCACCCGCCTGGATGGGGCGTGGCTGCTGATGCGATGCACGCTGATGGCGATCGTGCTGACCGTCTTCCTGGCCAGCGGCATCGAGCGCCTGTGGGCGATCCCGGCGAACGAAGCCCTGGCGCCTGTCGCCCTGATCATCGGCGCGCTGGGCAACGGCTGGCGCCCTGTATTCGAGGCGATGGGCGAAGTCATCAAGGCCCTGGTCGAGCGCTATGGGAGCAAGCAATGAACGACGCCATGCTGCTGGCGCACGAGCTGCTGTGCGCGATCCTGATCTACACGGTCTTCTGCCGCGCCGTCCGAACTGATCACACCGTCCGGGTGGATGTCCGGCTCTCGTTCTTCCTCCTGGGCGTCGTCGCTTGCCTCGGCATGCCGGCGCCGTTGATCTGGGGGTTTATTCCAAACACCTTCACCCTGCTGCTGCTCGCGGTGATCGCCATCGTCCAGGTAGTGACGGCGCGGCATTGGGCCAAGGGCGTGCCCTACGGCTTCTACAAGCCGGAGTGCGCGCCCAAGCGGCGGCGGTGCGACTCGAAAGGAGCCTGCCATGGGCACTGAACCGACCTGGCTGACCGAGGCCCGAAAGTACATCGGCCTGGCCGAGATTCCCGGCCCCAAGCACAACCCGACCATCATCAAGTGGCTGGAGCACCTGAAGGCCTGGTGGCGGGATGACGAGACGCCCTGGTGCGGTGTCTTCGTCGCCACCTGCATCGACGCCGCCGGCATTGCGCTTCCGGCCAACTGGATGCGGGCGAAGGCTTGGGCCGATTGGGGAAGCCGCTTGTCGGCGCCGGTGCCCGGCTGCGTCGTCGTCTTCGAGCGCCAGGGCGGTGGCCATGTCGGGTTCGTCGTCGGCCGCACGGCCAACGGATGCCTGATGGTGCTCGGTGGCAACCAGGGCAACAGGGTCAGCATCGCCCCGTTCGGGCGCGATCGCGTGCAGGCCTACGTGTGGCCGCCCGGGGTGCCGCTGACCGACCACGCTGCCCTGGCCGTGCTCGATGCCACCGGCCTGCAGCTCTCAACGAACGAAGCCTGAAAGGGGAGATCCATGATCGCCGCTTTGCTCGCCCGCCTCGGCGGGAAACTGGCCCAGGACGCGATCGTCGTCCTGGTCGCCATCGCCCTCGTCGCTGGTGGCTACATCAAGGGCTCGCTCGCCGTGCATGCCGAATGGGATGCCGACAAAGCGCGACGCGCTGCGCGAGCCGCCGAAGTTAAGGCCGACCAGGCTGACGCCACCGTCCAGGTGGTGACTCAGTACGTCGACCGCGTGAAAGTCGTCCGGCAAGCCGGCGACACCATCATCAAGGAGGTGCCCGTTTATGTCTCGCCTGAAGCTGATGCCGCTTGTGTGCTGTCTCGCGGCTTTGTCCGCCTGCACGACGCAGCCGCCGCTGGTGTCGTTCCCGAACCCGCCGGAGGCCCTGATGCGGCCCCCGCTGGAATTGCGCTCTCTACCGTCGCCGGAACTGTCGCCGGCAACTACGAGCGATGCCACGAAAACTCCGAGCAGCTGACCGCGCTGCAGGAGTGGATCCGTGAAATGAAAAAGGCCGCCGAGCACGGCAGCCAGTAGCAAGAGAGTAGGCGACCGACCAGGTGTTGCGAGCACCTGGCCGGCCGCCGCAGAACACAGAACCGGCTTGTGATCATTGGCCCAGGGCCTACCCACCACGCGCGTGGCGGGGTGGACCCTATCAGAAACAAGAAAACCCATAAAGGATCGTCATGTCTTCACCCATCATCCCCTGGCTGGGTGGCAAGCGTCGTCTTGCCGACCGCCTCCTCCCTCTTTTCCCTCCCCACGACTGCTATGTCGAAGTGTTCTGTGGTGGAGCGGCCCTCTATTTCCTCCGGCCGGTACCTGCCGCCTGCGAGGTTATCAACGACGTCAACGGCGAGCTGGTGAATCTCTACCGGGTGGTGCAGCATCACCTCGAGGAGTTTGTCCGGCAGTTCAAGTGGGCGATCTCCAGTCGCCAGGTGTTCAAGTGGCTGCAGGACACCAAGCCCGAGACCCTCACCGACATCCAGCGCGCGGCGCGCTTCTACTACCTGCAGCAGCACGCCTTCGGCGGCAAGGTGCAGGGGCAGACCTTCGGCACCGCCACGACCGCCCCCACCATCAATCTCTGCCGCATCGAGGAAAACCTCTCGGCCGCGCACCTGCGCCTGGCCGGCACCCTGGTCGAGAACCTGTCCTGGCAGGATTGCGTCCGGCGGTACGATCGCGCCCACACCTTTTTCTACATGGATCCGCCGTACTGGCAGACCGAGGGTTATGGCGTGCCGTTCGGATTCGAGCAGTACGAGGCCATGGCCGAGACCATGCGCAGCTGCAAGGGCAAGGTGATGGTCAGCATCAACGACCACCCGGACATCCGCCGCGCCTTCGACGGCTTCCACATGCACGAGATCGGCATCAAGTACTCGGTCGGGAACAACCACGGCGAGCCGGATTCGAGCAACGAGCTGGTGATCACCAACTGGTCGCCCGAGGCGCTTGGGCAGCTGTTCTAGTTACAATTTGGCGGCTGTTTTGGCGTCTGATGCGTTAAGTAATTGATTTGTTTTGTATTAATTCGATCTTGTAGCCGTCCGGATCTTCGACGAAGGCGATGATGGTGCTGCCGTGTTTCATCGGCCCCGCCTCGCGTACCACCTTGCCGCCGCGTGCCTTGATTTCAGCGCAGGCGGCGGCCGCGTTTGGCACCGCCAGGGCGACGTGGCCGTAGCCGTTGCCGAGATCGTAGGACGGCGTATCCCAGTTGTGCGTCAGCTCCAGCACCGCGCCTTCGCTTTCCGGGCCGTAGCCGACGAAGGCCAGCGTGAAGCGGCCTTCCGGGTAGTCCTGCCGGCGCAGCAGCTGCATGCCGAGGATTTCGGTGTAGAAGGCGATGGAACGGTCGAGGTCGCCGACGCGGATCATGGTGTGCAGAATGCGCATGCTGTTTTCCCTTGTTTATTGAAATTGCGGAATCTGGCGGCCCAGTTGCCGCAGTTCCAGGCGGCGCGCCCGCCAGTCCGGACAAAGCTGCTCGACGACAGACCAGAAACGCGGGCTGTGGTTCATTTCCCTGAGATGCGCGAGTTCATGGGCGACGACGTAATCGACGACCGCCAGCGGCATGAAGACCAGGCGCCAGTTGAGCGAAATGCCGCCGTGGTGGCTGCAGCTGCCCCAGCGTGTGCGCGCCGACGACAGGCGCAGTGGGGGCGGGGCGATGCCGAGGCGGGGCGCGTAATGGGCCAGGCGTTCGCTGAACACCGTGCGGGCCTTGTCGCGCAGCGCCTTTTCCAGAACGACGCCGGCGGCGACGGCAGGCGGCGCGAAGAGATGCAGCTTGCCGTCGCCGAACAGCCAGCGCTGGCGGCTGCCGGGGGTGATGGTTACGGTCAACGGCTCGCCGAGGGCAAAAATCACCGTGCCGTTGGTCAGCACGGTTTTCTCGGTGGCGATGCGCTCGTGCCAGTCGGCGAGTTTGTCGAGCACCCATTGCCCGTGCTGGTGGATCAGCTGCTCGATGTCGCTGAGGCGGGCCTGCAGCGGGGCGCCGACACGCAGCCCGCGCTGGTCGATGGTGAGGCCGATGGTGCGCCGTCGGCTGCGGCGCAGATGGTAGGGAATCTGCCGGCCGGCGAGCGAAATGCTGCGCGTCGCCGAAGCGGAAGCCTCAGCTGGCGGACGCGGCATCCGGATAACGGTGCGGGGAGATGCGGCGCATCTCGGCTTCGATCCACGCCTCGGCGCGGCGGTTGACCTCGCTTTCGGTCATCCCGGTGGCGTCGAAGGCGGGGCCGATGCTGACGGTCACGGTGCCGGGCTTCTTGACGAAGGCCTGGCGCGGCCAGAACTCGCCGGCATCGTGGGCGACCGGCACGACCTTGCAGCCGACCCGGGTGGCCAGGTAGGCACCGCCCGACTTGTAGCGTTTGGTGGTGCCCGGGGCGACGCGCGTGCCCTCGGGGAAGATGATCACGTAGAAGCCGCTTTTCAGGCGCTCGCGACCCTGTTCGACGACCTTGTCGAGCGCTTCCTTGCCGGCGCTGCGGTCGATCGAGATCATCTTCATGGCGCCCAGCCCCCAGCCGATCAGCGGCACGCGCAGCAGTTCCTTCTTGAGCACGAAGACACAGAAGGCGCCCTTGGGCACGTAGTCCTGCAGCGTCATCGTTTCCCATGCCGACTGGTGCTTGGAGAGGATCACGCAGGCTTCCTGCGGCATGTTCTCGAGACCGATGACGCGCGGGCGGATGCCGAGCAGGTGCTCGACGCCCCACTGGATCGACAGCCGCCACATACGGCCGGCGCGGTAGCCCCAGATGCCCCCGAGGGTGAGCGCGGCGATACTGACCAAGGGGGCGAGCAACAGGGTGGCGATGGCGCCGTAGATGGCGAACAGCGTCGAGCGGATCAGGTTCATTTCTTTTTCGGGCGCAGGATGTAGTCGACCGCGGCAGCCAGGTCGGCGAACTCGATGGTGCCTTCCGGCAGATTGCCCTCGGCCCGGGTCTTTTCACCCTTGCCGGTACGTACCAGCATTGGCTGGCAGCCGACGGCGGCGCACGCCTGCAGGTCGCGCAGCGAATCGCCGATCGCCGGTATTCCCTTGAGGTTGGCGTTGAGGGTGTCGGCGATGCGCTTGAACATGCCCGGCTTGGGTTTGCGGCAGTCGCAGTCGGAGTCGGCCGCGTGCGGGCAGTAGTAGATCGCGTCGACCCGCCCGCCGACGGCGAACAGCGCTTTGTGCATCTTCTCGTGGATCGCGTTCAGCGTATCCATTTCGAACAGGCCGCGTCCGACGCCGGACTGGTTGGTCGCCACGACGACCCGGTAACCGCTCTGGTTGAGACGGGCGATGGCTTCCAGGCTGCCCGGGATCGGCTTCCATTCCGCCGGACTCTTGATGTACTGGGCAGAATCGAAGTTGATGACGCCGTCGCGGTCGAGGATGACGAGCTTGTTGGACATGGCGGCCATCGATCAGGCAGAAAGCCGGGAAAGATCGGCGACCTGGTTCATCGCCGCGTGCAGCTTGGCCAGCAGGCCCAGGCGGTTGGCGCGCAGGGCAGGGTCGTCGGCATTGACCATGACACCGTCGAAGAAGGCATCGACCGGGGCGCGCAGCGCGGCTAGCGCCGTCAGTGATTCGGTGTAGTCGCCGGTGACGAAGGCGGCATCGGCTTGTGGCACGACGTCCACCAGCGCATCGTGCAGCGCGATTTCGGCGGCTTCCTTGAGCAGCGTGTTGTCGACCACGGCCTCAACCGGGTTTTCCACCTTTTTGAGGATGTTGCCGACGCGCTTGTTGGCGGCGGCCAGGGCGGCGGCTTCCGGCAGCGCCGAGAAGGCGCGCACGGCGGCCAGGCGCTTGGGAATGTCGCCGAGGCGTTGCGGACGTTGCGAGACCACGGCATCGACTTCCTGGGCGCTGTAGCCCTGTTCGCGCAGGTTGCCGGCGAGGCGGTCGTAGATGAAATCGGCCAATGCGGATTCTGCCGGTTTGAAGCCGTCGACCGCAGCAAAGGCGCCGGTGGCGACATTCAGCAGTTCGCCCAGCGGCAGGTCGAGGTTGCCCTCGGCCAGCATGCGGATCACACCCAGCGCATGGCGGCGCAGCGCGAAGGGGTCGCGGTCGCCGGTCGGAATCTGGCCGATGCCGAA